CCCCGAACCACGCCGCGACGCCGTCCCAATTGCGGATCAGCAGCGAGGCGGCGTAGGCGATGCCGGTGATCGCGAGGCCAATCGGGCTCGCCAACATCAGCTTGCCGAGGATCGCGATCTCCTTGCCGACGCCGATGAAGCTCATGATGAGCGGCCCGTTCATGACCGCGACAACCGCCAGGGCGGCATTCTCCCAGCCGCCCATCCACTCCGCCAGATTGGCGACGCCCGTGCCGATATTACCCACCGTGTCGGCGA